GTCCGCATGTCAGGGGTGCCAGGCACTTGAAAGTAATCATTGGCATCGCCAAAACTCTGCGAGTGTTCCGAAATGAAACTAAAGGACGACGCAGTGAGCACGTTCATTTTGTGGGTGCCAGGTGGTGTTGTTGGGTTTGTGCCTGAGCCAATAGCAAAAATGGCCACGGCGAAGCCAGCAGTCACTCTTGTGTAATACAGCAAAGGCACCAGGTGGTTGCCGGTCAGCGCCACCGTATCCGCATTAGTAATGATGACCTTGGTGGACCACTGTCTTGTTTCCCCGATGAGATCATTGACCAGGTTCATTTGTTTGGCTCCTGTTAACGGTAGCCGCCGGTTCTTTTCTTTTCACCTGGGCCAGAGGTGGTTCCTTTACCACCTTTGCGGGAGGCGAGATACATGCTCAACCCACTTGCCATTTTCTGACGTGCTGGTGGAGCAACAGGTGCGGGGCTACCCCGCGCCTTCTTGAGGGCCCCGCGCCGATTGGCGCGCCTCTGCTTGGATGCTGGTGGTGGTGGCGGGGCCCGTTGAACTGTATTGCGCCTGGGTGGTGTGACTCTACCTACCCGTACCGGCATGCCACTAAATGATATGGTGGAAGGTGCGTTGGCAGGCCTTGCGGGCGGCATGAGAGCCACCATTTGGAGCGTCTTAAGTACCTGATCCAATGACAACTTTGACACTCCCACTGCAAACAACTGAGAACTTGCACAGAACTCTCGGTGTTCGTGATAAGTCAATGACAGTGTTGTGTTGGTTGCTGTGGTGGGATCTGTTAATGCCACAAGAGAATACTGGTATGCCATGGTCAGGTCAAAAGTCGGAAAGGGCGTTTCGCTCAATGTCAACCGGGCGCAATCCAAGAATGAGACATTGGAAAAAGGTGGTAGAGAAAATGTCTCCACGCCACGTTCCAATGGAGCCACGTAACGCAATGATGGAGGTGCATGGTTCACATCTGAAGCAACAGCATGCCAAGGCTGTACTTTTTCGCTTTGCAGTCGCGTGACTTGCGCGGTTCCCTCACGGTTGAGGTTTGCTGTGGTGTTGTAGATGGTGAGCTGTGACGCGTTGACCCTGCACGCCAAATAAGGTTCAGTGCTCGTCGGCCACTCGATTGGTGCGGAGTATGTTTCTGGCAACCACATGCTGGTATTACCCCCGTACTGCACAGAGACGTTAAGGGTGGGTGATGTGTATGTGGTGCCGGTGACCCCAACTGCCAAAAATGTAACATTGAGGATCTGAACCCATGGGTAATCTGCTGTCAGAGTTTGGATAGAAGTGGTGGTGGCCCCTGCAGTTGGAGTGAAGGTTATGGTCCTAGTCCTAACTGAAACCCCACCATCTGGCCCATACTGAGCATACTCCAAGTTCAACTGCACTGCCGTGGTGTCAGTGAAGGTGGTGCCCGTAATTGAATACACCATGTCAAACATTTTGAGAGGTGAGTAAACAAACATGTACCCAGGCCTCCAACCAAAAATTGGCCTTGGGTCATTTGAGGCAGCAGAAAGTTGTGCCTCCCTATTAGTGCCAACTGCCACCACGGGACTGGCTGTTCCTAACAAGTTATACAACGAGTAGGTTAGACTAGTGTCCTGAGACGTTTGCACTGTGTAAGCCCACACTGGGTACACTGGGCTGGGTAGCAAGGCATACAAGGTGGTGGTGCCTGAAGAGCTATCTATCTTACCCGACGTAACCCTTTCCAAGCTAGTCAATGCGGTCTGCCGTGTGTCAGGGTAGGTTGGAAACCTGACAGGTAGAAAGTCTCTAGGGTGACTAATTTGTCTGGTGTTCATTGCAAAATTGGTTCAAACGTGATCGTTGTTTTAATTCTCTTTGGTGCCGAGCGCGCCTGGTCTGTCAATGGGGTCACTGCACTCAAATGTCAGCATGACGGAAAAAGCTGGGTGGTACCACACCTCACCGCAGTCTGTGAGCCCTTTGGGCAGTTGCCAATCACATGCAGTGAAAGGCAAGCGGTACTTCTCCACGAACCCAAGTTTCCAGTGCACCCTTCGGTCCCTTTTGATCAAGGCGGGTGCAAGTATGTAATGGTCGTTTTGGCAGTACACATGCTTGGGTTTCTTGACGAACAAATGCCGAAAGAAAAAGGACTCCATGAGTTGGAACTGGGCATAAGTTGGCAAGAATGCAATTGCCAATGCCGTGGCATAATGTGGGTACTGCCCTTTCTCAAGGGTGCGTGCTGACCAGAAGAGCTTGCGCATTTGCTTTGCTGGGTGGGGCACAAATTGCCACGTGCCGTCCAGCGTCGGCCACAACCCAAGTGATATGAAGCTGATTTGCATGGGGTTGTCAAAAAGTGCCCGGACAGGGGTGATTCCACAGTCGCTTTCAAGTGCTGTGAGTGCCATGGAGAGGTCTTTTGGGCACGGCCTTTTGACAAAATCGTAAAACCCCAAATAGTCATCACCAAGGAACAAAGCGCGAACCACA